AATGTATCAGGTTTTGCTATTGATTTTTCCGCACCTGAAGATAACTTTTTAACTTTATATGTGTGATTCATATAAGTTTTATAGTTAAAATACAAAAGAGCAACTTTATTATTATCGTTTTCAGTATCTACTATTTTACCATGCTTAAACATGGAGTGTCTTTTTTGTAAATCTTTTAAGTCTTCATGAGTTAATTCTGGAAACTCTTTTGAAACTTCGTTTATAGGAACTTCTTTTACTTCACCAACATAATATATATCATCAAAATATGGTGAGTCTGTGTGTGAATAAACTAAGTTTGCAGGATCTACATACTCTACTTTAGCACCTTCAGAAAAATTAAACGTTGTTTTTGTAGCTGCTATACCACAAACTGTAAGATCTTCTAAACACCTTCTTCTTATAAGATCATATTTACAACCGTCAAGTAAAACATTTATAGCCTCTTCATTAGCAACTTCTACGGCTTGTTTGTAATTTAACTGCATGTGTAACTCTAACTCAGCTTTTGTATCAGGTATCTCAGCTGGATCATTTTCGTACATATCAATGTTTAACTGTTGTTTTGCAGCCTCGTTAAACTCTTTTGTTTGCATGTCAGCTAACATGCTTTCCATATACTCTGTTCTTTTTGCTACTCCATATTGATCTTGTGAGTATGCTTTTATATCATAACCTCTATTAGCCATACCGTTTACAACTATATCAACAAACTTGGGTATAATTGGTACTGGCGTCCAGTCTAAATTAAGATAAGACAAATCACCGTTAATAGATAACTCATCTTTATATTTTTGTATTGATTGTTCTCCTCTAGCATACAATCTTAAATTATGGTATTTCCTTTGAGAAGTAGAGTATCTATGAGATGATTGACCATCGAACCATTCAAGCTCTATAGCATTACCAACTTTCATACCGTAGTCCATAGACATTTTTTCTATGTCACTAACGACTTGAGAAGGAAAATTTTTATAAATTGGGTGTGCCATATTATCGTTTAATTATTTTTGAATTTGTCCCCATGTTATTATATCTTGAGATATTTATATCAATTGGAGTTCTTTCTATTTTTGGGTTTGGCTTATACAAATGTTTATTACAAGCCATTATTGCTAACCCAGAGCTAATAGCAGCATCATACTTAGTTCTTTTATTTATGTCAAATTTACTCCAGTCATTTAAAGTTCTGTTAAAATACATATCTCCGTATTGACCTTCTGATATTTGACCTACTTTTTCTTGTATGTACATTTCAATAGCAGCTGCGTGAGCTTGTTTTATATCTTCACTAGTATTAGGTATACCACCTATTTCTTTTTCTGCTACAGAAAGTTTATTCCATACTTTGTCTGGCCTGTTCATACTATAACCTCTGTAACCTCTTCTTCTAAGATAATAAAGTAATCTTGGTTTATTGTTTTCAGCAAGTATTGGCATACCGTAAAATACTAAAGCCATTAAAATATCTTCAAAAAATATATCAGCTGTTTGTGGTCTAGCTATATATTCTAAAAAGAAATGACCAGGTGGAGCGTCTTCCATTGAAAATTTTGTTAAACCGTGTAAAGCTCCTTTAGATCCTTTACCATCAACAGTACCACTAATATCATAACTATCACATCCAAACGCGCCTACGTGTTCGTTACCTGGGTATCTAATACCATTTTTTATTATTACGTTATTTTGTAATTCTACTTTAGGAACCCAACTAACATGAAATCTACCGTTAGGATTAGGATAAAACATTACACTTGTATCTTTTATTCCGTTTATCCATTGAAAATTACCTTTTGTAATTCCTAATGTAGTTCCTAGATCGTCATTATAATCTATTTGTTCGTATATTTTTACTAAATTAAATATACTGTTTTTTGTTTCATCTCTAAAAGCGTGTTCAGTTGTTCTTGGAAACTGACGGTAAAATTCATTCAAAGCATCAGCATCTCCTTTTAAACCATCAGCTTCATTATTCCAATGATCAACAACACCTACATCTATTAACTCTCCATCTGGTGCGAATACATCGACGTCAGGCGTATTAAATACAGGAAGTCCGTGTTCGTCAATAAATCCTTCATAGTTCCATTCCATTGGGATAAACAAAGAGTACAGACCAGACTTCGTTTGACCATTTCTATTTCTTTGTGTGACATCTGAGGCATTGTATAGTTTTTTAAAATTGTCTCCACCTTTATCTAATGCGTTTGAAGTTGAGCCCATCATACATTTACCTATAATCCTACTACCTAATCGTAAACATGTTTTTGTAACTCTCCAGTTGTTTAATATATTATCGGGTCTTTCCCACTTACCACTTTCATCGTGTACTAATAACGCTAGTTTTTCACCATCATAACTATTATCACCAGTATTTTTCCAGTCTATTGTTGTATCTAGTCCTTCTAAATCTTCAAGCTTTTCATTAGCTGTTATTTTCTTTCTTGTAAACTTACTAGCAGGTACTCTATATGCTAATTCTGTTTTTGGTCGGTCCATACCATCTTGGATCGGTTTAAAGAAAAAAGGATAATTAATACTAATTGGTACAACTTTATCTGTAAACATTTTTTTAGCGTCTGCACCACTTTTGGATAATATACCATATCTACTATCGCTCGACATTGTTGCTAAGTTTACAGTTTCAGCTGATGACATAAACGAAAAACCAGATCGTCTATTTTTAAGGTAACACATACCATAACATCTTTTATCAGCTTTACAAGCTTCCCAGAATATAAAAAATATTCTATTTGCTTCTCTAAAATCTGGAGCACCAACATCAATTTTACTCCATTGTAAATACATGTAGTGAGTTCCTGGCAAGTATGTTGGTTTATTATCATTCATAAACCAAAAACCTTCATCTCTACGTTTAAATTCTTCGTCTATATAATCAAACCACTTGTCTTTTTGCTCTTCAGGATATGCTCTCCAATCAAATATATTTTTAAGTCTTGCTAACTCTTTTGGCTGTTCAAATTTAACCCATTTATTTAGCTCATTTTTATACACTTCCCTTGGCACTTGTGGCAGTGCAATTCGCAAATTTTGAATCTCAAGTATTTCACCAATTGTACCATTTTTTGATATAACGATAATATCATGTTCTTTATTATATCCATATTCCCATTTTTTACCACGGTTTAATCGTGTTATTGTTGTTTTTTTAACAGGTTCTACAACCTTAACTAAACTTTGCTCGTACATTACCTAGATCTACTTTCTGCGAATCCTTTAAAAGCTTTTTTCTCTGTCTTTTCAGGTGTTTTTCCCTCAAGCAAGTTTTCTTCTTCTTGAATTCTGTTAAGTATTTCAAATGCGTCAAATATAGCTAGTTTTTTAGTAGCTGCAGCATTTTTCAGTCTATCAGCTGAAACATCATCTTCTGTATTAGTAATAATCTTTTCTCTAGCTACATTGATAAGTTCTTCAACTGCTCTGTGCCCAGCTTGGATTATAAGTTTCTTCGTTTCCTTGATATTCATATTTAATTGTAATATATTTTGATCTAACTCGATACAGTCTTTGTCCGTCTATAACAAACTCATATTGACTGCTTGGAAGGAATCTAACTAAATCTCCATTTTCAACAGTTCCATCTGAGTGTTTAACTATACCAATTAATTTTTCTTTATTAGTATACAAAGGGTTTGTTTCTTTTAATGGTTGTATAAAACAAAATCCTTTTAAAGGTTTCCAACCATTACCATCATTGTAAGCAAATACTTGGTCTGGATATATTATATATGTGTCTTCGTTAAAATAACTTCCACTGTTTTTTTCTTCAGCATATTGATTATGCCATCTTCTAAAAACATTGTGGTGTACTATAACTGTATCACCAACTTTTATTTCTGTTTTTAAAGCAAGAGGAACGGCTGTTACAATAGCTTCTCTGTTAATATATTCATGATTGTAAATCTCGGTGTTAAGTATTAACTCTTTATCTCCGATTTTTTTACTATTATTATATCTACCTCCTTTTGGTTTAACTACAAAACTATAAATGCCTTTCATTTATTTATATTCTAAATTATATTCTATAGATATAGCCATGTTTTTGTTAAAATCTTTCCATGGTATTACTTCATTATCTTTTTTTATATAAACAGAATACTTTTCTTCTTCTTCTAATATATCACATATAGTATGACCACCATACACTTCTTGCCCAACGGCATAGTGCATGGCGTCATTTTTATAATCTTTACCTATACTAATTTTACGAATCAGCTTGTCCATCTTTACTATATGTTAGCTTACCATCTCGTAAATCAATATCTACATCTCCATATTTAGCTTCTAGTTTAGCTTGAGTAATTCTTATATTATCATTAATACCAGCTAATCTATGAAGAAATTGGTGTTTTGTAACTTCTAATCTACCAATTTCTAAATTTATTTCGTTAGTTTGTTTTACTAAACTTTGTATTTCTTGTAATTCAGCTTCTTCTATTTTTTCAGCTTTTGGTTTTAAGTCTACAACTTTTTTAGACTTAGGTGTTTTTCTTTTTGCCATTTTTTTTAATTTAAGTTAATTTAATTTTAATCATCTAATTCTGAGACGTACTCAACAGTGTTGATTTCGTCTGTTGTTACTCCAGTTCCATCTCCAACCCATTCACTATTATTATCAAACGTATAACTTGATAACTCTGAAGCCTTTGTGAAACTGTGTAGTACACTATCTATAGTATCACTTGTAACCACTATGTTTTTACTCTTATCTATGCTTCTAAGCATAAATTGTATATTTTCTTTGTTTAAAGTGTTAAATACATCACTTGTTACTATATAATATTTCATTTTTATATTGTTGTTACCGCAGAATCTCCATTTACTGAGAAGTTACCAGCTGATTGACCACTACTGTCATTACCGTTACCAGCTTCAAAAGTATAATACCCTTTTAAATTGCTAGCAGCGCTATGTGTAGTAGCATCCATTCTTGTTCCGCTATTGTATAATTCTGAAACCTCACTTGCTGATAATTCTTTATTCCAAACAGTTAGGTCATTATAAAGAGTTGCAGCGCTATTACCAGATTTTAAATTATTAGCCGTATTCATACCAATTGCAACTTCTCTAGACTCGCTAGCATCCATAGAAGGTGATCCTTTAGTATATCCACTTGTATAGAAACCAGTACCTAAACTACTACCGTTCCAATATGCTTTTAAATGAGCAGGAGCAGCGCTATTAGTTCCACTCATCGTGAAAGTTATCATTGTAAAGTCATCATCACCAGTATTACCTCTATTAGTAGCAGACCAATAACTAGCACCTAAACCAGCAGCAGCATAAGCAGTTGCGTAATTACCACTGTTAGAGTGAAATAACCAAAATTGCATGTGGTAGTTATTGTTATTGTTACCACGTTCTATAACTAGTCTATTGTTGTCTTCTCTATAATATATTCTAACTTGTTGGTTTCTTGTTCCGGTGCTACCCTCTTCATTTGAGTGAAAAAAGTGTATATTTGTGTTTAAGTTAGACGCCCAACCAGCTTTAACCCAAAATGATATTGTATGCGCTGTACTTCCTGTAACATTCCATATTGAACTACTACCAGTAGAGTCAATTTGTATCATGTTAGATTCACCAGTGGTTATAGATTTTGAAACCGCTTTTGTATCAGTGAAAGAAGAAAGATCATGGTCATAATTGTAAAATTCAGACATCGCATGTGGAGCATCACCATCAGGTCTATCGGTATTACCTGTATTAATAGTGGCTACTGTACCGTTAGAACACTCTAACAAGCTTGTTTCAGCTGTAGCACCAGTATTATATGTATTGGTGGTTAACTCTGCTTTTATAGCAGCAAGACTTATAGCACCACTACTCGGGACGGCCATGAAGAATATATTTTAATTCGTTAATCTGTTTTTGTTGATCTTTAATAGCTTCAATTAAATAACCAACTAAGTTACCATAAGCAACACCTTTGTAGTTACCATCATCTATAACTAACTCTGGAGCAACTTTTTCTATTTCTTGAGCTATAACACCAGAACTAGCTTTTTTAGTGTCTACACGATCGAAACTAACACCTCGCATTTCTAACACTTTCTTACCGTCTAATGTTTTAATATTTTCTTTTAATTTTTTATCAGAATACGCTATTACATCCGCAGAACCAGTTATTGTGCTACCTACATATAATTTCTTAGCAATACTTGCTCCACCTGGAGTTCTCAAAGCTCCATTATCACCTGCATCACTAGAAGAGTCTGTTGTGTTGCTTATAGTTGTTAAAGCGCTAAATGTTTTCGCACCACTAATCGTTTCTGCAGAAGTTTTCATACTAGCACCAGCCGCAGCAACATTTGTAGCGTCGGTTACATCAGCCGAAGCTTCAATACCATCTAGTTTAGTTTTTAAAGCGTTTGTAAAGTTGTTTTGTGTTAAACCACCATCTCCAACGCTTAACACTGCTGAAGCACCAATAGTAGTTCTAATTGCAGCTGATTCATCTGCTTCTATTTCCGTTTCTGATAAAGCAGCTACAACCGCTTCGGTAGTTACACTTGTTAAAAAACCAGCGCCATTAGTTAATTGATTTGTATTTGTAGGTATCGTTGTGCTGTTGTAAGCGTTACTTCCAAATATTTCAGAAAACCTTTTTCTTCTTTGAGCACCATTGTCTAAAAGAACTATTTCGTCTACAGTAGCTGCTATAGCACTCGTCATATCGGTAAGCTCTGACAAATCTACATTTACAGTTTGTGTAGATCCAGAACCATCAACATCTATCAAAGTACCAGCAGATATACTTGTTAAACCACTAGAGGTTACAAAACCAGCACCATTTGTTAATT